ACTAAAATCATCAAATCTCTCAAGATATAATATTCTATTCAAAGCTCTATAAATAGGATATATACCATTAATTATACCAGCTTCATCTTCAAAATCACTATGGAAAAGTGACTGAAGATATATTGCCCAGTTATCAGCTATGTAGCTCTTAGTTTCGTTGACATCTAAACCATACGACTTAAAATGGGACATCACTTGTTGCGCATCTTTACAACAATACAGACCATCATCTCCTTGCACTTGCGACATATTGACTTCGACTACGTCAGGACAGAGCTGAGCAATTCCAAATTGAACGATAGAGTCCACTTCATTTGTGAACGTTGAACCGCTTGGTACACCGTGTGGCCCACTTAGTACACCATCTGGAGTTATAATACCGCACTCGGTGAAGTTATCTCTTATAAAATCAATCATTGCTGAATACTTATCCTGATAAGCAAGCTTTATCACTTCAAAGGCAGATTTTATTAACTCACTTTTGACGGTGTTATCATATCTAGAAAAGTCTATAGACAGGATACTATATCCTCCTCTTTTCGCTAGTTTTATCACATCTGTGACACTCCTGGAAACATCATCGGGAGTTCTGAGTGCACTACGCCATCTCTGTTTAGATTGTACATCTAGAATAGGTCTATAAAACGCCATTTCCAATAAAGTCATAAGGACTGCAAATCCCCAAACATTACGAGTTTTGCCGTTTTCTTGCGTTCTAGTAAACAGTATACATATGCGGTTTAGGATATCAGTAAGACATTCGTGGAAAACCTGCTCAAGAGTGTAACTCTTGTAGATTTCTTTCACATTCTTCTTCTTTGTAATCATAGGAAGACCACTATTTGAATTATTCTTAAGAAATCCGACAGCGGTGCTAATTGATATTGGTCTTAAACGCTTAGGAGAGCAGATATTAAAGGGAGCGAATCCTTTCTGATGACTTTGTTCGAATGAATCGTACAGCGACTCCTTTAGATCTTTCCAATCCTTGGCAATAGACATTGGTCCAAATTTCGATCTTTGATTTAACTCCATCTCCTGTAAAACGTCATTCATTTTCGATTTGTTTTCATTAAATATAGTATCAAGACCGGTAACTACATTTTCTGGAGTATTATCACTTAAGAA